CTGTATAGTATTTCATTTTATCTCCGACTAATTTTTTATAGTCGAGTTCAATAAACTGGAGTTTTGTCTGATTTACTTGTTGGTAGGTCATCCACTTACCAATTAGATTCTGATTGTGAACTAGTTCGTCTTCTAGTCTCAGAAAATCAATCTTAACATCCTTTTCGGACTCTTTGGTAAGTTCTGCTATTTTTGATAATAAGTTAGAGTATTCACTCATAATAAAAAATCCATTCAATTAATAATTATTTATAATCGTTCCACCACATAGTTTCTGTATTGAAAATCTGCCTGTGCGACTGGTGGGGCCGACTCTGTTGCAGATGTTGTTAATGGGATATCTCCAATAGAGATTGGAAATGCATCTTTAAATGTGACTCTTATAATTGGTTGCTCTTGATTATTATTTACAAGAATTGTAAGGTCATCAAATACAGACTTTAAGTTAATTCTTTTTGCGTTTTGAAAGCTTCCATATTGTTGAAAATTTTCTGGAAATCCAAGAGCGGTAATCCAGTCATAAACTTCCAACCAGTTTTTCATATCTTCATCTACTGTAAATGAAACACCCAAAGGAGAATATACTAACTTATCTCCTGGCTCTTTTCTTGCAACGAAAGGAGTTTCTGCAATTGCTTCTCCTAACTGTATGCCAGGCAAAGTTAATTCTTGTACATATGGGCCTAATGATGGACATATATTACTATTAAATGTAAAGTTTTGTGTATTTAAAAAATTTACAGAATTTGATACAAGATCCATTGTAATCTCCTTTTCACCTAATATTTATGCCAAAAAAAGGGGGAGTAAAACTCCCCCTAAGTACTATCAATCTATTTTATAGTTATTATACAGAATTGATATTGTCTACACGGAAGATTCTGTAGTAGGTATTTGCACGAGCTGTAAGAGCACCGCTACCAACTGTTGTACCTTCTGCATATGGGTTAGCAACCAATCCATAACGAGTCTTGAACCCGATTTTTGGTTGGAAACTGTTCTCACCAACCGCACGAACCATCTGAAGTGGAACATATGGGCAATAGAAGAATCCAGCGTCATATGGAGATGTACCTCTGAATCCAACCATTACGAAGTCGGTGTTGTTTGCAGACGAGAAGTATGGGTCAATGTATACTTTGAAACGTCCGTTAAGTGTTCCAGCAAATGTCGAACCAGTGTCATCAACATTCAAACCTGTTGACATTTGTGGGTTGTAGTCAAGAAGACCTGCCATTGCAAGTGCGGAAGCAACGTCTGAAGAACAAACGATTACGTTACCCTTACCACGGCGAGTTTCTTTAGCAATTGTGTTTGCTTCTCTCTCAATGTGGAACATAAGTCCTTTGAACTTCTCAACAGACCAACGTCCGTCAGCGTCTGTTGCAAGGTCATAAACACCTGTGTTAGTTACTTGAGACTGAGCACCAAGTTTTGCGATACCGTACATTGTACGAAGAACTTCACGGTTAATTTCTGCAGTGATTTCTGTAGAAAGAATTGTTGAAAGTTCTGCTTCTGCATCAAGTCCATGAACTGCTTTCAAGTCTTGTGAAAGTTCAGTTGTGTACTCAGCTTTCAATGCTCTTGTTTTCGCAGTTACTGATACTCTCTCAATTGAGAATGCCATTTGGTTGAAGTGACCGTCTGCAGTCATTGTAGAACCGTTACCTAACAATTCACCCTGTGCAGTTGCACCAGCGACACCAGTTGTTACTGTTGAACCAGTTTCATCCAATGCACCAGTAGCAATAACAGCACCAGCAAATGGATCTGTACCTGAGTGATTTGGTCCTGCAACATCACCAGAAAACTCTGTGTTAGCTTCATCGAATGATGCTTCTGTACCAGTCTGAGAAGAATAACGTGAACGCATCGCAAAGATAAGTCCAGTTGGTCCTGTCATTGGTTGTACACCACAAAGGTCATATGCCATTAGGTTTGGTGCAGTTCTACGAAGCATCGAAATGATGACTGGGTCTGCATACTGGATATTACCAGAAGCAGCACCTGTAGGTGCAACACTTGTTGGTGTTTCGTTAAGTTGATCCAAAGAAGAACGTCCTAAGGCGTTTTCCTTGATTGTGGCTTGTTCTGTATTCTCAAGAAGAATAGCAGTTACTGCCTTTCTGTATGGGTCTGTAATCTCGGCATGTTCACCATGGTCAAGAACAGGTGCCCACTTTTCTTTTAACTGTTGAACAAAGTTCTCGTTATAGTCGTGCATTTTTTTCTCCTTAAATAGATAATGTTTGTTCTATAATATTATTTATAAAATTTTAATCTTTAGGTTTATTTAGTGCTCTCGCATAAATATCCATAACCGATTGAAATTTATTTTCCTCTTTAACCACTGGCGAATCCTCTACAGAAGTTTCTAATGCACTCTCAGCGAGAATACTTTCGCTTTCCACACTTGTTTCAGATGGAAAATAATTATCTCTGATCAATGTAATCTTATTTCTCATATCATCGGCGTTCACGAAATCAACACTTTCAGAAAGTGTTCTTACTTTTTCAACCTGTGAAACTGTAAGACCTTCTGTTACATCCTTTAGAATGATCTCGGTCTCTAGAGATTCAATTTTCTTTGTCAATTCGATATTTTTTTGAACTGACTCATCTAATTTTGTCTCTTTTTCCTCAAGAGAAGATAACGCATCCCCATAAAGGTCAATTTTATCTTCTGGCACATCAACATAATTTTCCTCAAACAGAGTTTTGAGTCCTGACATGAAGTTTTCCATAACTTCTAATTTCAGTTTGTTTTCAACGGCGAGTTTATTTTCTTCAACCCACTCTTTAGCGACATAAGTAAGATACTCATTCACTTTTTCTGAAATATCTTCACGGATATGAGAAACTTCCTCATGAAGTTCTTTTTCATAATCTTCATACATTTTTTCCAACTGTTCGTTTACTTTAGCAACTACAGCTGCTTCGAAAATGGTTTTAACTTGTGACTGGAACTCTTCAGTAAGTTCTTGTCCAGCAAGCATTGCATCGACATCTTCTTTTACATCGATATCTTCTTTGGCGACTTTGTAAGATGCATTCATTTTTTTCTTAGGAGATTCTTTGACTTCTTCTTCGTCTTCATCATCCTCTTCATCATCTGCCATTTCTTTCTTAGATGATTTAGACTCTGCGACTTCATCTTCGTCTTCTTCTTCATCATCTGCCATTTCTTTCTTAGAAGATTTAGACTCTTTCTTTACTGATTCCTCAGCTTCGTCCTCTTCTTCTTCTTCGTCTTCATGGGCATCCTCTTTTTTAGAAGCTTTTGCCTCAGTGACATTTTCTTGATCTTCTTGAAGGTCGTCAATTAGTTCTTCAACCTGAGAATCAATCTCTTCGGCTTCAGAAGCAACAACTTCTTCAATCATATCTTCGTTTTTTAAATCTTCCATTTTGTTTCTCCTTAGAGTTTTAATTTATATTTATTTATAATATTTAAAGTTTTGACACAAAATCTTTGAAAACTCTCAGTTTTGTTTCTTCTAATTGTTGCCTTTTGGCCTTTTTGAGAGAGTCTTGGTATTCTGCAATTTGAGCTTCTCTAATAATACCGTTGTCCCAAACCCACTCTCTACCTTCCATAATACCCTCTACAAATGCATTGGGCGCAGAAGGGTCTGCAACGATGTCTGCGGCGGTTGCAAGATAAAAATCATCTTGAACAACATTTGCACCACCAGACTGTTTTACACTACCCATACCTCTAGAAGAAACACCTAAAGATGCACCTTCTTTAATAAGGTTATTAACGATAGCACCATAAGGAGTGTCTGTCATAATTTTTGCTTTGCCAACAAAATTATCACCATCTCTCTTAAGCTCTTTAATCATATGGGAAACTCTTTCCAGATTGATAGTCGGGCCTTCTGGGTGTCCAAGTTCTCCAAATGCTCTATTTTTTTGAATGTAGTTTTCGTTATATCTCTCAACTTCTCTTTCGAGAACTTCTGTGGGATACACTCTACCATTTCTATTTTTGACATTTGATTGTAAGAAAATACCTTCAATAAAAAGGTCTTTTCCTTTGGATTCTACCAGAATGTCTTCAACTACTTCTGTAATTAGTTTCATAGTCCTGTCCTTCTTTGAAGTGATCTTCTTCTACGGAGATTTGCAACATTAACCTTGCCTTTTCTTTTTCTTGCGGAACGAGTGTTTCTAATACTCATTTTTCGCATATCGCCTGGATTAATCTTGATCTCTCTCTTGTTAATTACTTTATAACCGGCCTTATCAGACACATATTTAATTTTTCTCTTACCTTTTCTAATGACTATTTTTCTTTTAACAGCTTCATCTAAGTCATCTTCCAAGAATTCTAAAAAAGAATGCATCTTTTAAACCCTTTTAATATTTATTCTTCACTTTCAACATCACTATGCGCTGGATTATTAAACATTGTTTTTGCAAAATCCTGCTTGTAATTGTCGATTTCTTCCTGTCTCTTTGCATCAAGTACTGATTTAATATTATCAGCAACAACGGACGCTTTGCCTAAAACAGAATTGTCTACAATATCTATTGTTTTATTATTTATATTATCTTCATTCTCTGTCATTTAAAAACCCTCATCTTCTTTTGGTTTACCAAAAAGCGGATCATCCGCCTCTTTCGTAATTTCATCTTTCATATTTTTAATTTCGTCATCACTGAGTTTTAGAATGTTTCTCTGCACCCAAGTATTAGAGTAGTATTTACCGATTTGATCTGCCATCTCACCAGCAAGTGTAATTCTATCTCTAATCATTTCAGAATTTTTAATTTCTGAATAATATGAATCTTGTGTAAAATCAAAAATCAATTCTTGTGATATTGATTTCCACTCTTCTGATGTAATCACACCTTTCAAAATCAATTGTGTCTTAAGTAAGTCTAAAAATAAATTACTAAATTGATTTCTAAGTCTAACGATAAATCTGTTAAATTTATATTCATCTCTAGAAATTTCTGTCGCTCTTCCCAATGCAAGAGACTGATCTGGTTCTAATCTAGATGCAGGAACATTTAAAGATTTATATAACTTTTTCTGGAAGTATAGTACATCTTCCATCTCCCCAAGATTTGTTCCGCCAGGCAGAGTCTCAATTTCTGTACCCCTACCACCTTCTCTTCTAGGGAACCAAAAATCTTCCAACATAGACATATGTTTGCGTTCATCCTTAATTTCACCAGTAGATGAATCATACGCAACTTTATTCTTATATCTATTCATAATGTCGGCGATATATTGTTCCGCCTTCACTTTGGGAAGATTGCCAACATCAATGTAGAAAACTCTTCTTTCTGGTGCTCTTGTCCATCTGTATATTACTACAGAATCTTCCACCATTTTTAGTTGGTTCAATGCCTTGATTGCTTTATGTAGATACCCAATTGTATAATTTCTTTTAGCGTCTTTTAGTCCAGAACTCACATATGCAATCGCATCAGGAGAAATGGGAATGCCTGTGGTTTTATCTGCACCATTAATGACACCCTTTTCATTATACAAATAAAATTCTTTTACTGATTTGATTAATGTTGGCCCACCAGGCTTTTCGTCCTTTTCTACTTCTTTAACTTTTTTGATAGTGCGTGGGTCAATTTTTCTGAGTTCTTTGATACCTTCTTTTGGTTTATTTTCATCAATAATGATATGGAAATAAAGTCTTCCATCTATATACCAAGAACGAAAGATATCGTATCCTTGATTTTTAAAATCAAGAATATTTAAAACGTTATTGAATTCTTCTGTGATTTTATTTTTTACAGTTTCTGTTTGCTCAAGATTTTTAGTTAATAATTTAACTGGATAATCATCCGTTTCATTAACTATTGCTTCAGAAACAATATCGTCAATCGCAACCTCGACTTCTGGATAGATTGACATATCTCTATATCTATCGATAAGTTCTTGATCGCTTCTTGCGGTATTTTCTAAATTTAAAAATGTGCTGTAAAAATTTGAAGAAACTTCTAGAGAGTCTTCATCATTCGCCCCACTTGGTGGGACGAATGATTTAAGATTTTTGTTTTCCTCTCCAGTCTTTAGAAGAGTGAAGCCAAATAATTTAATTTCCATACTATATCCAACTCTTTAATTATTTAAATTAAGAAGTTACAACGTTATCGTGCTGCCAATAGTCATATGCGAATGTTGCTGTAAATTCTTCCAACTGATCGTTTGCGTCCCAAGAAAGTTCTACTGCACCTAGTTCAGTTGGGAATAATCCTCTGAACTCATAGCGAGCGATAACACTTCCTTGTCCATCCTTACCGTAGTGTTCTACAAATGCGTTTGATTTGTAGGCGGCAAGAGAATTTGATGCAAACTGTTGTGTATTCAAGTTATGCTGATTGATTGCGTTCATCCACTGTTCTAATGAATTTCTTACTGCAAACTCTTCAGTATTAATTACTGTAACAGTCCATGGTTCAAATGTTCTATTACCAGCAACCCTTACCTGTCTACCAAAGTAAGGGACATCAATCTGAGCGATTGTTGCTGAAGGAATCTGAGCAGCCCTTACAACGAATGCAAGTTCTGTTGGGGCGGCAGCACCTACCCCAGCAGGAAAATTCATTCTAACTCTAAATAAGTTAGGACGAGCGCCACCATCTGCAAAGTTTGACTTAAATTGTTCTATGTTGAATGCCATTGTTTATTTTCTCCTGTTTTCTAATCTATTTATATTAAACTGCACCAACAATTTCATCAAAATCAACACCAGTTCTAACTGCAACAAAGTTGAGTTGAATGAAGTTGATCGATCTTGCAGGTTTAATGTAGATGTCACCCACGAATTGATTCTGATCAATCACTTCGGCAGTGTTGTTTGTTTCATCACAAACTACTCTGAAGTCGTAAATACCTCTTCTTCCTTGCACTTCACGCAAGAATGGTTCGATGAGAGATGTAAACTGTGATCTAGTGAACTCATCATTGAACTCAAACAGAGTGAACTTGGCAGCAGCAGCAATAGACTTTTCAAGTACAATAAACAATCTTCTAACATTGATTCTACTAAATGCAGAACTCTTGGTAGTGAATGTCTTGTCACCAAATAATACTGTTCCCTGTCCAGAGAAGTTAACGACTGGATTGATTGCATTTTTATACAACGAATCTCTGTCTGCTTTGTCTTGTGTTTGAAGTGTTTTAACAACATTTTTGACATTACCACGGTTAAATCCAGCAGGAGAATACCATGCATCTCTTTCTTGTTCACTTCTAACCATCAAACCAGCAACATCTCCATTGAATGGAACCCAACGGAACTTGTCAGCGTACTTATCATACTGATATTTATAGTTCGAATCTACAAATGCATAGTTATTTGAACCAACACTTCTCCAGAATGCGATTTGTGCATCTGAACTTCTTGCATTTGCATCAGTAACTACATCTGCATATCTTGGAGACAGACATGCAACCGTATCTTTTCTATCAGAAGCAACTTGGATAAGTTTTGCAGCTGCAGCTCTTGCGGCATCTACACTAGATGCAATTTCAAGTGCTTCACCAGCAAGTAAGAAGGCGATGTCAACATTTTCAGAATCAGCAAATAGATCTGTTCCGTTAGAGAACGCACCAGTAGTAGGTGCAATTCCGTTTCTACCGTTTCCAAACTCTCTTTCAACATATTGTTCTGCACCAGTTGCGGAACCTGTTGTATTAAGTCTTGCAAAACTTGTCTTTGTTAGTGTAATATCTTGACCCCAATCGGTAGTACCTGTTGGATGGTTAAGGACATAAACATAATTAGACAAATTATTAATACGGTCAACATAATAGATGTTTGTACCATCTTCTGTCTTACCGTTACTTGCTTTTGACATATTTTCTAAAACTTCTACTACTGTTTCACCAGCAGGAGACATTTCAGTAACAACGATTGAAATACCTTGTGAATCATTAGTTACTGGGTCAACAGTATTATCATCAGCATTCGGAGCACCACTAAGAACTGCAGCAATTGATGGTTCGTTGATTACAAAGTTATCATATGAAGATTCGTCTACAAGATAAATTTTGTATCTATTACCAACGGCACCAGAATCTTTAAATGCAAATTCGTGGCCACTAAATCCAGCATTACCAAACCCAAGTGCGTCAAACGCATCTTTGTTTGGAAGATATACTGTTGTACTAAATGTATATGTTGTTTCTTCTGGTAAGTTTGTTCTTACAACGATGGCGTCACCACCAGCAGGAGCGGTTGCAAACAAGATTCTTGTTCTATCTCCAACCAAACTAAATCCATTATTTGTAGCACCTTCTGTGTATGGAACACCATTAACAGTAACCTCTACAGTTTGTGTCGCAGTAACAGCTTGTCCAAGTGTAAATGAACGTCTTGCAGGAACAGTAATAGTTACTGTTTCACCTGTAAGTGGTGCATTTGAAAGGAAAGTAAAATCTGCACTATTCGCAGCGATACTATAGTCTGTTGCAGCATATACACCATCAACATCATTTGTTGCAGCGATAGATTGATTTTCTACTGCATATGTACCTGGCGCATTTGACAATGTGAACACAGTTTGTTGTGCAACATTAATTACAACTTGGTCGTTTGCATCTGCGAACAATTTAATTGCAGTGTTTGCAGGAGCAGCTGCGGTTGCAGTATTTTCAAACTCATCTGGCATATACCAAACTTTATAAATGTTACCACCAGCGACATTTGGAGAAAGTGTATCTACTGAAATATCAACAGCAGAACCAGCAGTATTTGCTTGGAAGTCAAAAGTTGCAGAAAGTCCGATTGTTGCAGCATTTACAGATGCAACATAATAAATCGTTCCGTCTGTAAGACCTACTGCGGCACCAGCATTTTCTACATACACAACTGCATCACCAACTTGGAAACCATGGTCTGCGTTATCTAAAGTAACAGTATCGTTTGTGTCAGAAGTCAGTGTAATTCCACCACCATACTTTTGGAAGAAGTATGCAACGGCGACTCCATCACCATTATATGTTCCTGCATCAGCGATTTCTGCGTCAGAAACTCTGTCGTATACTGGGTAATAAAAACCAGAACCAAGATTTGTTGTTGCTGCACCAACTGTAGCACCATCCGCTGAATGGATGTAATATGGCCCAGAGTTTGCAGTTTGTCCAACTGGTGTTTCAAATGTAATTGCTTGTCCAGATAGAGAGTAACGTGCTGTTGGAACGAGTCCACCAGAAGTTTCATTTACACCTCTTACGGAAACTTGAACATCTGACCCAGAGAGAATGCGAACTGGAGTATCAGTACCAGCTGCGGCGCCGGAACTAGTAACTAGTGCGTTACCAGTATCCTGTCTTGGTAAAAGATAGTTTCCTGCACTATCTGCAGTTGTATGTAAATCAACACTTGCAGTTGGTGCTGTGGTACTAACTGCATAAGTGAATGCTTGTGCAGATGAACCAAATACTGTATCAGTTGTTGAAGACTGTCCAGTAAAATTGTCTGTTCTTGCAGTTGCAACTGTTGCAGCGGCAATACCAGATATTGCGTTTTTAATTCTATTTGCGTCATTTGAATCATCATCATTCGCAACTCTAACAACTTTCAATGAATTTGAATATGAAAGGAAGTTAGCCGCTGTGAACCATGATCTATAGTTGTCTTCAGCTGGATCGCCAAAGTGATATCTCAATTCTTCAACGCTACTTACGGTTACGATTTCGTCAATTGGGCCTTTACTAAACCTACCAACCAAACCACCAGTATTGGTGGCTAATGCTGGAACACTAGTAGAAGCATCAATCTCTGAAATGTTAACGCCAGGACTTACTTGGAATGCCATTTTTTATCTCCTTTAAATTATTTTATAGTGTATTTTCTATTTATTTATAAAAACAACAAATTCACCTAATTACCTAATTGGTGTCTTCTGTAGTCCATCTGTCTCCATCAGCATCAACAAAAGATTCGAAATCATAACTGGATGAAATAAATCCAAATGGTAACATATTTTCCTCAATATTTCTTAACCTCTCCTCATAAATTTCGTTTCTTGTGTCAATATCAGATAATTCTTTAAAATAGTCATCAGTTGTCATCCAAGAGAACAAAATTAATGTGTCCACCAAATCGTCATTTTTACCAACATCTGCTTGATATTTATGACCCTTCGAAATAAAACTTGTTAATTCATTGATTGTATCAAAATCTTGTATTAAAATTTTATCTTCCTCAACTAAACTCTTAAGATTTAAACATCCTATTTTTTTAGTTGCCTTTGTTGTTCTAATTCCTAGTGTAGTTCCGCCTCTTCCACCAAAGCCTCCACTAACACTTTGACCTTTTCTTGTGTCGTTGTGAATACTTATCATATTTTCATATTCTAACTCATGATATAAGATGTCCGAAACTTGTTGTCCGACATCATTTACTTCTATCAAAACATAAGAGTCATTATATATCTGACACATCTTTTTGATTACAGTAGGATATACCATAGGAGGAATTAAATTCGACCTAAAAACTGCAACCTGTTTATACGGAACTTCAGACGCATCAAATATAGAGAATGCAGAATAATCTAATCCTCTACCTCTAGATACATCTACTGTAGTAAAATATACTCTTCCTTCTCTAGGCTTCTCATATATTTTTAGACTTCCATTTTCTAATTTCTCAAGTGGATTTCTATATGCCAGAGTTTTTAATTTTGTTGGACTAATTAAAGTATTTGAACTTCCTAAAAACTCAGTTTCAAATTCTTGTCTGAACTGTTCTTCAGATGTATTTTTAATTGTTGTTTTTTTCCACTCCTCATCCCTGCCTGGCACTTCACTCCAGTGTACAGAAATAGGATTATATGTATTTCTTCCTTCTTCTGCATCAACCCACAATTTATAGAAATGATTCATTCCTTGCGGAGTTGATACAATAAGAACTTTAGTTGATTCACCAGATGAAATTGTAGGATACACAGAATTAAAAAATTCCTCTGCAATTTCATTTGGAACGAATGCGAATTCGTCCAAGAAAAGAATATTAAAAGAACCACCACGAATTGCACTTGATGATGTTGCAGCTGCAAGTACCTTTGCACCGTTCTCTAATTCGATAGAACCTTTATTCCAAACCATCACGCCTTGTTGTAACCATTTTGGAAGATTCTCGTATGCTCTTTGTAGTCTACTTAATAATTCCCTTGCAGTGGCAAGTTTGTTTGCAAGTAATGCAACAGAAACATCTTTGTTGAAAAGAATATAGTGAAGAAAGAATGCAATACATGTAATAGACTTACCAGACTGTCTCCCAATTTTACAAATAGTAAATCTTTCATCATGAAATGATCTAATCATCTTTTCTTGGAATGGATATAGGTCAAAGTTTACCAAACCCTTGTCAACATTGACAATCTTCATATATGTCTTAATAAAATGTACAGGGTCTTCCATACACTTGACATATTCTGCGGCCTGTTCTTCAGTCCATTCAATCTCAACCCCAGCTGCTTTTAGATTGGGGTTGTTGTGATATACTTCACTCATCAGTATCTTCTTCTCTATTTTTACCTCTTAGTCTTTCTAAGAGTTCATTGGTACTTCCAACCAATATTGCGTTATTCACTACTTTTTGTGGAACTCCACCGTCTTTAGTGTTTTCTATTTTATTCATTGTCAATTGAAGTTCTATTAAATCTTTTGCTAAATCGCCAGTAGTTTTCAAAAGTCCTGCAGTCACTTCATATGCTCTGGGATGTTCACTTTCCCTTGCAATCATCATCAAATTTTGTAAAGATTCTTGTCCCATAGAAACTAAATCTTTTAAAAGTTCTCTGTGATATTGATAGTCTTCTTCAATATCTTCGTTTCTAGATTCTTTGTCTTTATAAATTTCTACATTATTTTTTTGACGCTCTATTATTTCTTGTGATTTCTTTTCTATTTTGTTATCGATTTCAAGAAACTTACTTAACTGCTCATCATCTAGTTTCTTCATTGTTATTCTCCAAAGTCTTCATTAAATGTGGTCAAAAATTCATAGTTATCTGTTTGAAGTGCATTACTAGGGTCAGTTGTTACTGTTGCTTCCGCATATGTTACTTCTGAACTATCTAAGTCGCCCACTGTTGCAGTACTTGTTCTAATGATTTTTTGTTCTCTTGGAACACCATAGAAAAATCCATTTAATGTAAATTCTAATGTCCACAGAAGCGCTCTTCTAGATAGAAAGTCTCCTTCATAATCATCCTCATATGATACAGAATTTAATGTCAGTCCTGTATCACGAATTACACTTAACTCATTCGCTTCTTTTATTGGTATATTAAAGGTAGGAGTAAAGTATGGTAATATCTGTTCTACTATTTGAGTTGCGTCATCCGCATTTTTTGCCATGACTGTTAGAGTGAATCCAATATCATAAGGGACTGGATTATACACATAATTTTTAGTATTCGGGTCTGCAGAATTTGGTCTAGACATTTTTTGTGTCTTAGAAAATTTTCTTTCTGGTGCGTATGTAAATCCAGAAATTTCAAAGCTCATTCTAGGCAAGGTGATTGCAACAGAATCTCCAAGATTTCCTGCTGGTTGATTTATTCTTGCCAGATATTTTTGTGAAGGGCCGTATGCAAGGGGAACCTTAATCGTTTCCAACACATCTCCATTGGCGTTTCTTCTATCGATAGTAATATCATCGAATATAGAACCAAATGCAATAACATAGTTTCTAATTGTACTTCTATAATATGGACTATTACCTAACATTAGTAATCCTCACTGAATGGGTTTCCAACGGTAAAGTCGATAACCTTTTCTACATTTGAACTTGAACCAGTGAATACTGTGTCTTGTCCAGAAGTTCCATCTGTGGTGTCTGTTGTCTTGTTTTCTGTATATACAATTTGTTGCGTTGCGCCCAATAGATAATTCGCACCACTGTCTCTACCAACAGTATTTGTGTTTTGTGCAAAACTCCCTGTGAGGTTTGAAAGTTTCAAAACCTTAGTTCCAGAATTCCAAGTTTCTACTGTACCTGTTGCTGTTGCTGAATCGAAGTTTGCACCTTGATATACTATTTCACCTACGGTAAATTCGCCAGTTCCAGTACCCAAAGTTAAATCAACAGTAACAAATGTCTGTTGTTGAATGTCATCAATCTCATC